ATGAATGATAATATTCATGTATATTATGAAGTTGAATATTTAAAAGACGTAATTAAGCCTGGTGATAGAATTAAGTTCAAGCATATTCGTGGGGAGTTTACATTTATTCTTATGGCACATAATTCAGAAAAAGATGTTACTTGGATAGACTGTAGAAATCCTAATACTGGAGAATACAGGTCTTTCTATATTGATAGACTGAGCGGACTAGTAAGAGCAAAGAAGAGTAGAAGGAAGAAGCAACTTGTCAGAGATTGAACTTACTAGTTCTTTTGACCAAATGAATCTTGTCGTAGAAGAATTATTAAAGGGAAAGAATCCCACCGACATATCAAAGTTCTTGGGAATAAAAAGATCTCAGGTATTAGAACACATAGATACATGGAGAGAACTGGTATCTGGAGATAGTAGAATTAGGGAGCGTGCCAAGGAAGCCCTCGCTGGCGCTGATCAACATTATTCTATGATTATCCAACGCGCCTGGGAAACAGTAGATCAGGCAGATGCCAATCAACAATACAACACTAAAGCCTCCGCTCTTAAAATGATTGCAGATGTTGAACAAAAAAGAATTGATATGCTCCAGAAGGCTGGTCTTCTAGAGAATAATGAAATGTCTGCTCAACTTCTAGAGACAGAGCGCAAGCAAGAGATCCTTATGAACATTTTAAAGGAAGTAACATCCGAATGCAGTCATTGTAAAATGGAGGTCGCTAAAAGATTATCAGAGGTTACGGGCAAGGTAGAACCAATTGATTGATTTTAGTGACTTTATAGAAGCACTTGACGATGACAAGTTTGAGGAAACTCCAGCCACGATAGAGGAGTTTGTTACTGACAAGAAGTACCTAGACTTGCCTCCTCTTTCAGAATATCAATACAAAGCCATCAAGTCTATGACGCAAATTTATGATAAAGACACCCTAACTAAGTGGCTTGGAGAAGAAGAAGGAATAAAAAGATGGAACCAGACATGCAAGGAAGTGATTCTTCAGATAGGGAAAGGCGGGGGGAAGGACTTTATCTCTACTATAGGGTGTGCCTATGTTGTCCACCTCTTATTGTGCCTTAGCGACCCAGCCAAATATTATGGTAAGCCGCCAGGAGATTCAATTGACATTATTAACATTGCTATAAACGCTGTTCAGGCAAATAGGGTATTCTTTAAAGGGTTCAAGCGTATCATTGAAAAGTCGGCCTGGTTTCAGGGTAGGTATATCCCCAAGGCTAACAGTATTGAATTTGATAAAGAAATAACTGTTCATTCAGGACATTCAGAGGCAGAATCCTGGGAAGGGTACAACGTCCTGCTTGCTATCCTTGACGAAATTTCTGGTTTTGAACTAGAGAATACTACAGGCAGGCAGAGTCCAAAGACTTCTGCTGCTATTTATAAAATGTATAGAGCATCTGTTAACTCACGCTTCCCGGATTTTGGGAAAGTTATCATGCTTTCATTCCCTAGATTTAAGAATGACTTTATTCAGCAAAAATATAATGATGCGGTAGCAGAAAAAGAAACTGTAGTTAAATCTCATAGTTTTAAAATAGATCCAGACCTTCCAGATGGTCATGATGGTAATGAATTTACCATTGAGTGGGAGGAGGATCATATTGTTTCCTACGCTCTACCACATATATTTGCCTTGAAAAGACCTACCTGGGAATTTAATCCAACCAGAAAAATTCAAGACTTCACCATTGCTTTCTATGACGATCCATTAGATTCTCTTATGCGCTTTGCCTGTATGCCTCCAGAAGCAACAGATGCATTCTTTAAGTCCCGCGAGAAGATCGAAAAGGCTTTCAGCAGTCCCAAGTTTGCAGTAGATAGTAGTGGTAGGTTTGCAGAATGGTTCAAGCCAGAGGAAGGCCGTCAGTATTTTGTTCATGTTGACTTAGCCCAAAAACATGATAATTGTGCCGTGGCAATGGCTCATATTGAGGGTTGGGTGCAGATGAAGATCGCGGGGACAATGACAGAGGCAGCACCCAGGGTTATCGTGGACGCTGTAAGATATTGGCAACCAACATCTACTACTAGTGTAGATTTATCTGAAGTAAAAGATTACATTATTGAATTGCGCGAGCGAGGATTTAATCTGGGAGTGGTGACATTTGACAGATGGAATTCTCATGACATGATGCAACAATTAAAGCATTATGGAATTAATACTGAATTACTATCTGTGGCGAAGAAACATTACGAGGACATGGCCCTGCTTGTAACAGAAGAAAGAGTTTATGGCCCAGAACTTAAATTATTAATCGATGAATTATTGCAACTAAGGATACGCGGTGATAAGGTTGACCACCCTAGAAAGGGCAGCAAGGACTTGGCTGATGCCGTATGTGGCGCGGTCTATAATGCTATTGCTCGCTCTAGAAGAGATTCGCTACAAGAAATCGAAGTATATTCGTACGATATGCTTGAACAAGATAGCGAGGAAGAGATAAAATTAAGGATGGGTAGGAAACAAAATAGCGAACTTATCATCCCACCCGCTTTACAAAATGCTATTGACAGCATGGAAATAATTTAATATAGTAGTTGTTACGGGGCGGTGGCCAAGTTGGTGAAGGCGTCACTCTTATAAGGTGAAGATCGTGAGTTCAAGTCTCACCCGCCCTACGATTACAGATGGCAATATCTTAGGATGGTGTAGTTACATACAAATATCCCGTTATAGCGAGTCTGCCGTTGAGTGCGTTGAATTCGTTTCTAGCGTCTTTCGTGCAAAAAGGATTCGTCGCCATCTGTAATCCCACGGGATGTGGCGCAGTTTGGTAGCGCACCTGTTTTGGGAACAGGGGGCCGAAGGTTCAAATCCTTTCATCCCGACATGCAGACAATAATTGCAGTAGGAGCAATAACTCTAGCGATAGAGGTGTTTCTATTTTTTGTTCTTGTAAAACATGTTAAATATATAACATCATTATTTAATGAATATAAGAATTCAAATATTAAAAATGGCGATGTAGAGCAGAAAATAGAAATGTATCAGGATAAAGTAATTGAACTAGAAGATAAAAATAAAAAACTAGAGTTAGAAAATAAACTTCTACAGGAAAAAATAAGTAAGATAAATAAACAAATGAAGCAAATTAGCGATCATTTTAAACCAAACTGATATAATTAATATATGGAGGACTCCATGGAAACTGAAGTTCAGGAAGAAGTAAGAGTTCTTACCAGAAGCGATAGGTGTGATGCACCTAAATGTCCCGCTCAGGCGTGGGTTATCGCTAAGTTTGTAACTGGCGAGTTGTATTTCTGTGGGCACCACTTTGACAAGTACGAGGTTAGCATCATTCGTGATGCATACGATATTGTAGATGAAAGAGAATTTATCAATGCTAAATCAGAATCTTCTGCTTAGTAAAAGGGATAAAATAAAACTTGTTAGAGAGCGTGATGGATTTACATGCGCCATCTGCCTAAAGGATTTTAAGGCAAATTCTGACGTAACATTAGATCATTGGATTCCCCGTTCAGCGGGAGGATCAGAAGATGTATCTAATTTAAGACTTGCACATAAAAAGTGTAACGCATGGAAAAGTGATAGGATACCTAATGAAGATGGATCGATTCCTCCGCGCCCTCCAAGGGCTAATTATCAAGATCGAAGGCGGAGAAAGCAAGAAATATTAGAAAGCCTCTGTACCGACTGCTATGATGGTAGGCTGCTATTGCAGGGAGAAACATGTCCATACTGTGGATCTCCAGCGGGTCCAGAAGATTGGCCCCATTGGGCAAAAAAACCAGCAAATAAGTGTGATCATACCCCGCCAGAATGGTGCTGGGCATGTTCTATAGGAATAGTTGACCGAAAACCAGTATTTCTGGTACTATTAGAAGGTAACTAGATAGTCCCTGATGGTGTAATGGTAGCACAAATGACTTTGGATCATTTAGTTTTAGTTCGAATCTAGATCGGGGAGCGGGAGGGTATTATGCCTTGGAAAGTACAAAGAAACTTTGGCGATTGCAATGGATATGCAGTAGTCAAAGAAGGAACAAACGAAATTGAGGGTTGCCATGCAACTCGCGCAGAGGCAGAGGCACAACAACGTGCGCTTTATGCTTCTGAAAATAAGTCAGACTCCGTATGGGACGGCGCATTTATTGAAAAGGGATACAATTGACACGCGATAAGATTATTGAAAGACTTAAGGCAAAGAAGATGAAAAGTTCTGCTTCATCTGCTGAAATTAGTTCTTTTATTGCAGGATGGAATCAGGCAATTAAAGAGGCGATTGATCTTTTAGAAAAAGATTAATCTCTCGCGAGTGTGGTGTAGAGGTAACACATCTGCCTTCCAAGCAGTTATCGCCAGTTCGATTCTGGTCACTCGCTCATGAAATTCCTACCTGATAAATACAAGGCGGGTAAAGTAGTTGAAGAAAACTACACCCATTATTTTATATGGGACGATTCAGATAAACAAGTAGTTGATGGAATGTGCCATTCTCCAGGGATAGAAGTAATGGTTATTCATCCAAAAACTAATTATTTTTATTCTGAAAACTTTTCATCCTGGGAAAGAATGTTCAGCGCACCAGAATTTCATCATGATTATGGCAAGTGCGGCGGAACCGGAGTGATAAATAATCAACTACCATTATTCAACATACATCAAACATTTTCTTTCTGGAAAAGAATGTACGCCAATAATAAATTTGATCATTACATAATGACTTTAGTTGGAGTAAGTCTATTAGAGTTTAGAATAAGTAGGAATACGACTATATGCCTAGATAAATCACAATCTAAAAAAGTTCAACATTTATCTAAATTGTATTCTAAATCCGGTCTAGCACCAGACCCAGTAAAAGTTCTTCTTAATGAAGAAGATGAAAAATTCGACTACGACAGTTTTGAAATAAATTTTGAAATAGAAAAAATAGAATATATAGATGACATTTTATTATTCAGAGGAGAAATGTTGTCTAGGTATGAAATAAAAAATGCTATAGATGGAAGAACTGATTTACCTAGATTTTTGAGGCAGATAGAACTTAAAAGTCTTGACCCATCAGATATTGTATGTGATAATCAATTATCGTTGTTCTAGTTGGCCCCAGTAACTCAGAGGATAGAGTGTCGGACTTCTAATCCGTTGGTCGCAGGTTCGAATCCTGCCTGGGGCGCTTATGGAAGTATGGCAGAGTGGTTATTGCAACGGTTTGCTAAACCGTGATCGGTTAATACTGATCCATAGGTTCGAATCCTATTACTTCCGCACCACTTATGGCGTGTGGCGCAATGGCAGCGCAATCGGCTGTTAACCGATGGGTTGTAGGTTCGAATCCTACCACGCCAGCCAAGCCGGATAGCCCCCAAGGTGGGGGAGCGGTCTGTAAAACCGTCGCCTAAGGCATGGTTGGTTCGATTCCAACATCCGGCACAAAATACTAAATGATATACTTTTTATATGTACCCATGTCTTATAGATGTTTTCACTCCAGATGAGTGCCTAAATATAGTTAATAAACTTGACAGTATGAATGAATATTGGACTTATAGATGTAGCAATGGTCCAAGTTCTACATATACTTTAGGTGCTGCCACCTATCAAGATAGTAATAATTTAGATAATTATTATAAATTATCAATTAGTACTAATGAAATTATATTAAGCACTTTCAAGGAAGAATTTGAAAGAATATTAGAAGTTTTAAATAGGGAAGTCGGACCATCTGAGTTAGAATATGATTTAGCAGTACCAGGGTTTAACATATTCGTTAATGATAGTGAAAAACAGTTTTCTCTCCTCTCCCTTGGAGATGTAATAACTCATACAGATTTTGTAGATGATGCACATGATCAAATTTTTCAAAAAAAATATAAAAATATTAATCATGATGAAAAAATTTCCTTTACTCTATCACTAGAATTGCCAAGAGGGGGGAGCGGGATAAGCGTATGGGGAGATTCTAGTTTAGATAAGTATGACCATGACCAAGAATTTAGTAAAATAATTAAAAAAATAGGATATTACAATAATAATAAGCCCAGTATAGTTAATTATTATGTTGGCAAAGCATTCATTTTCTCTGGAAGATATCCACATCAAGTAACTCCAACAGTTAAATATTATTTAGGAGATAGAAGAATTACTATCCAAGGACATGCAATAAATTGCGATGGTAAGTTTAGGTGGTTTGTTTAATTATGTTAAATAATATATTGATAGCGATGGCTGGTCAGGATGAAAATTTTATATCCCAAACTGTAGAGAGTTGCCTAGACAACGCAATATTTCCAGATAATATAAATTTTTCTATAGTGGATCAAAGATCTGATGGGAACTTTGCAAAATTACCAGAGAATAAAAATATAATTGTAAATCAAATTTTAACCATGCCCAGGGGCGTTGGGTATGGAAGATCTCTATCCATACCAAAAAAAATAAAAGAAAAATATGTTTTAAGCATTGATCCTCATATGGTATTTTCACCTGGATGGGATAAGGAACTTCTAGATAGATATATTGAAGTTAAAAATAAATTTAATCAGGATGTAGTAGTATCTCAACATCTTCCATGGTCAACTATAGTTGATAATAAATTAGTAATACATGAAGATGTTGTGCCAGGTGAGGCATATAGTTTGTTTTTTAATGGCATATTTGTAGACGCAAAGCCAATACCCAAGAATTTAGATTATGTAGAACAGGAGGCTCTATGCGGGTACTATTTATTCTCAGGAAGATCTGTTTTTGAAGAAGTTAGATTTGACCCACGATTATTTTATTTCTCAGAAGAATCAGTACTTTCTTTAAGATTAATATCTAGAGGACATAAATTAGTATCATTAAATTATAATCCTATGTTTCATTTAGAAAAAGTATTAACTAAATCAGATTCTGACTGGAGAAATAGAATAAAAATAGAATCAGTAAAAAGAGACATAAAAATATTCTATGAAACATTTTCAGGGGAGTACTTTGGCGAGTGGGGCGCTAAGGATTTAGATAGTTTAGAAAATTTTAAAAATAAAAATGGGATATCTATGGACCTACTTTTGAGTAAAATAAATTATTCAGAAGAATTTGGCGATAAAAAAGAATTCCTTCTAGGAACAATTGATGGAATATTTAATAATACAGATGTATGGACAGCAATATACGATATAGTGCTTAATACTATAAAAAATAATGAAAGATAGAATGAGCACGGTGGTATAATATATATTATGGACCTGTATGATGAATTGACAGAAGAAGAAAAAGCATATCACGATGCAATGGTTTCTATTGCAGAAAGATTTGGCCCGTTTGACCAAGGAACATCTAGTATTTGGGTTGGATACGAGGGTCCAGGAGATAATGAAGACGCACAAATCGGAGTTAAATGCTCCAACTGCTCTCTACATATTGAAAGAGAAGATGGGCAACTAGGATGTGCTATTCTTTCTTACTTAGTTCATCCAGAGGGCAAATGCCGACTTGCAGCCATCCCAGACGGATATGTTAATGCATCAATGGATGATGAAGATGATGATCCAAGTGACGATGATGATATGATGGGCAAATTCTGGGGCGGATCTTTTTTTAAATGAATAATGTAATTACTACCGAAACTATTAAGCAGGGTGGCGGAGGAATTACTAATCCAGAACATAAAGATGGCAAAATAAATATTGGTAAATCTCCACTTAAAGTACGTCGTGGCAAGAAGTAATGTTTACATTTTACTGTCTCGTTAAGCACAATGGTAACTACTACCTCAGACCTTACATTACTTTGTATAATAATATGATTGAAATAGTAAATTATCCAAAATCGTTGACCATATCGTAATATTCCCGTATAATAGAATTCATGTTGCCGCCACAAGGAGGTCAATATGACGACAATAAACCGATTTGGTGCTGCATTAGTATCAACAGTAACAGTATTATCAATGGTACTAATCTCTCCAAACCTGGCGTATGCTAAGTCTGCGCCTTTGGCGGAAGGTACAGTAAACCTTGCCACCGCTGATGCATTAGAAAGAAGGGCAATAACAGATAGAAACTGGACTTTGCCATCTAATTGTAATGATAAGCAAGCAAAGATGTTGTTTAAGTCAGGTTTTAATAGACCTGGGATGCTTAGAGGAGCCTGGGCAATTACCTGGCGTGAATCTAAGCATGAATCATTAGATGAATCTAGCAGATGGTTCACAGGTGCTCTGGGTACTTGGCAAATTCAAACAAGTGCCTGGTCAGGAAAACCCTGGTGGTCTAGGGATAATATGCTAGACAAAGAAAAGCAATCAGAAATTGTAAGGAAGCATTTCCTTAATGATGGTATGCATAATTGGGGATATGGTTATTCGTTTAAGAATGACTCATGGTATGAGGATGCAGGAATGTATTATTCACTATGGGGTTCTGGACTAACGTATTCATGGGTAATCGCACCGTTCAATACTGGATGGTCGTTGTTTCCAAAGAAGTGTACACCTGAAAAGATTTAAATGATAGAATTATATTCTAGGCGCAAATAAAATTGCGGCAACAGCCTAGGATCGCCTCAGTAACTCAGTTGGCCAGAGTATCCGCCTTGTAAGCGGAAAGTCATCGGTTCGAATCCGATCTGAGGCTCATGGATTATAGTAATGATGAAATAGAGCAATTCATGGTCTATTTAGAAGAAGAAGGCGTCCTTGAGTGGGTAGGTATGACTTCAGACGGAGAAAGAACATTCGTCTTCAACTTTGAAAAAATGCATGACATGTTCCCAGAACTATATCTTGCTATAACAGAAGAATTAAATAATGAACTAATGCATCTTTATGAACTAGGATTTGTAACTATTGAATATAACACAGAATTAGTGCCAAAGTTTAAGATAACTGATGCTGGAAAGCAATATTTAATTGATAGTGGCATTCCTATGCCGGAAGAGTGGGGCTTGGATGAGTAATATTTTAACCAAGTATTATATTAAAAAATTGGGATACGAAGTAGAAGAAGTCGCACATAGAATATTTTTAATTAAAAATTTTATAACTAATGAAGAGTATAATGAACTAATTTATCTGGCAACTTCAGCCACAGATGATGAGTGGAAAGATCATTACTTAGATGGTGCAATAAAACTTGCTGAATTAAAATTTGGAAGAACGGATATAGATAATTTAGTTAAAGAAGGTCTATATGAAATAACAGAGGATTGGGCAGACAAGAATCTAAAAATATCTCATCTAAAAATTGCAGAGATATTAGATAAAAGATTGCAAAAATTATTTGATTTTAGGACGGACCTTCTTTTTAATGGATGTGGAACTATTCAAAGGCAATACGAGGGAGTGCCACTAAAAGATCATGTAGATAATCATACTGATCCATCATTAGAATATGCAGCAGTACTGTATCTTAATGATAATTATTTCGCTGGAGAAGTATATTTTGTAAATCAGAATATAGAGTTAAAGCCAGATAGCCGTTCCTTATTAATATTTCCAAGTACTGAGGGTTGGAGACATGGAGTTAATCCTCCTGGTCCTGGACCACATCGTTATGTTCTCCCGTCGTTTGTATCTAGGAAAGATTTCTGGGAAATAAATAAAGATAATGGATATAATGTAGATAAGACATTAGAAGATACAAATTTTAAGGAGTAATCATGGACAATCGTAATGTCATTGATTATTACAAGCAATGGGAGACTGATCAAATTAAGGCTGATCTAGATACCCGCCGACTTCCTTTTATCGTGGGCTTTGAGAATATTTCAGGTGACTTTAATAAGGCTACAGGAATTAGGAATGCTAATGCATTTATGGCCAAAGAATGCTGGATTGTTGGAGCCAAGAAATGGGATAAGCGTGGTGCTGTAGGAACTCAACACTACAATCACTTAAAGTATGCTCCAAGTCTAGATAATATCTATCTTCATGAACCACAAGTTCGTGGTGCCAGGTGGGTGGCGATTGATAATGTTCCAGGTGCTATTCCAATTACCTCATATGAATGGAAGCCAGAAACTTTTATGATATTTGGCGAAGAGCAAAGGGGACTTAGCCCGATGGCCTTAGGCATGGCTGACGATATTGTCTACATCCCACAACTTGGAAGCGTTCGTAGTCTAAATGTTGGTACTGCAAGTGGTATTGTTATGTATGACTATGTGACAAAATTGGGCATGGTATAATTAATTGTGGCTGAAAAAACATACACACCAACAGATGGTATGGCCTCTGCAGCACGCAGAGCCTTAAAGTGGAAAGAAGAGGGCAAGCGCGGTGGAACAACCGTAGGACTTGCCAGAGCAAATCAATTAGTAAAGAAAGAGCAATTGTCTCAGAGTACTGTCATGAGAATGCATAGTTTTTTCTCAAGGCACGCTGTTGATAAAAAGGCTACTGGATTTAATTCAGGAGAAGAAGGTTTTCCCAGCCCAGGTAGAGTTGCCTGGGATTTATGGGGCGGAGATGCGGGAGCATCCTGGTCTAAACAGAAAAGAGATCAAATAATGAACGAAAGAATGAATAAGTCAATCTGGTCTGGGGTTTTCTTCCCAGCAGATGAGCCAGAAACAATGACTCTGATTGAAGAGGATATTGAAGATGCCCCACTAGATACTGCTGAAGTGGTGGATACCGGATTTGAAGTAGATAGAGAAGATATTTCTCAAGATACTGATATAGTAAATGAAGTTTCAGATACTCCAGAAATAGAAAATGTTAAAGTAGAAGATCAGGTAATTGAGAATGTTGATTCTACAATAGAAGAAGTATCAGAGGAACCAATATCACAAGATCCAGTATCAGAAGAACCTGTGGCTCAGGAAACAGAAGTAGCAGAACAATAAACAATTAGGGAGCAGCGGTGAGAGTTCTTATTGCTGGCAGCCGTAATTGGGTTGATTACAACGAGATAATGCGTAAGATGACTGTAATTCTAGATGAATGGGTTTCCTCTAATCCATCAGATAGAAAGATCACGTTTGTCCATACAGCATCATCTCCTGCCGAAAATATGATTACTGAATATATAGGTAAGGTAGAAAAATTAGTAAGTCAGAAGGGATACTCTATATCTGAACAATTGTTTAAGCCAGGTAGAGGAGAGCAATGGCAGGGAAGAGTATCTATAGATGATGTTTCTAAGATGAAAGTAGACAAGGCAATAATGTTTATCAGGGACTCTTGCAAAAAGACCCATAATATTGCTAATATTACTAGTGCAATGGGTATTCCTACGGATATTGTGAAAGGGTGATGATGATGCCAAAAGGAGATCTTTTCTCGTCTATCGCGTCGTGATCAGAACTATCTTGATCTAGCACTAAACGCA